ACCACAGGCGCCGGCAGCGATTAGGTCCTCATACATGGTGGGGATGGTAGAGCTTTCGCCGAGGGTATGGAGCTTACCGTAGTAGATATAGGCATTTGAGCCATCGGGGACTTCATCACCAAGCAGGGTCATGGTGTCTGCCCACAGGCTAAAGCGCTGGTATCGCTTAGGGAACTTGTCCACCGGGTATTCTGCAGCCTCGACCATGATGCGGTCGGTTATGGTAGATATATCAATCTCCCTGGAACCTGAGGTGGTGGCTTTAACTGCCTTCTGCTCATAGGGGATAGCCTCAGAGAATTCCTTAACGGTGTGAATAATATGACGGTCAAGCTCGTCATCTGACCAGCGGTAGTTAGCCGCATCCTCATCGTGCAAATCACACCTGACTATGGCTCTCATTTCAGTCAAAGTCATAGCTTCCTCCCTCTAACTTTCTGACCTCTACCCTCTCCAACCTGGTGCAGGGCAAGCCTTCATCGTGTCGGCAAACCTCCAAATCACAGAAGGCTATTTCCTCATTCGCCTCGCCCTCGTTGACGCTGGTTGCCTTCTTGGATAGCCTTTTAGCGTAAGCCATTAAGGATTGGGCATCAGCTTCATTATCAAAAGATAAATCCAGTCTTACTCTATATTTCATCACCACACTCCAAACAGATGTTTCTCTCGGTTAAAGTGATTCTGTATCTCAAGGGCACTCAAAGCTCGGTTGTAGATACGAACTAAAGCAATCTTCCCACCGAAATACTGGGCGAGACTACTGTCCGCAATTAACAGAGAATCACCACTCGCTCCAATGCTTGTCAAAGCCGTATCCTTCGGCGTTTGGGCTACACTATCAATGTATATCCTAAGATAATCCCCATCAAAAAGCCCCACAACTTGAGAATATTTTGTGGTCTCAGTAAAGGCGGCAGTGAGTGTGTCAGTATTTGCCCCACTATCATGAATAGTCATTTCAAGGTTATTTGCATTTACCCTTAACTCATAGCCTGGGTGTCCTGCACCCCACCAGACACCACCACCTTTGTTCACGATGGGTTGTGCTACACCAGTTGCCGTTGGTTTAATCCACACTTCAATAGTAAGTGCGCCAGTAATATCTAGGTTTGGGTCGTTCCCACAATCCACAACATCATCAGTCCCATCAAAGTCCAGACCCCATAAGCCACTAGGTAATCTTACCCAAGTAGCCCCAGTTATTGTGCCGATATTCCCGTAAGGGCTTCGGTCATAGATTTTACTGCCACCGCCCGGCAACCCAGGCAGGTGTAGCACACAGCCAATAGACGGGGTAGACAAGCCGTTAGCCTGAGCTGACCTTTGATTGATGGTGCCAATCTTACCTGCTGACCAGTTCATGGTTACACCACCTTATAGATTACTCTGACATAGCTTGAGTTTTTCACCTTAGCCCTACCTTCGTTGGCTTCGTTGCACTGGAAGATAAGTCTAATATCAAAGGGGACGCGGTTGAAGTTGGTTTCAGGCTCAAAGTAACCGCTCCGGGTGCGAGATTCGTAAGTTGTTCCGATATCGGTTTCGGTGACGGCTGGGTGCAGGTCAACCCAGGTGCCGTCCTTATTCCTTGCCTGCCACTTCCAGATAAGGTCAGCGGTAGACGAGGAGACCGCCTTGAACTCGGCAGTGAGCCCAAACTCTACCCAGAGGATATCCCCCTCTAGTCCGGGGTCAACCACCTTAGTCAGGACATCAACATCAACGCCGGCATCACCGGTAGTAACCTCAGTCGAATACTGGATGCCGTCCTCGGTTAAAGCTCCCGATACCAGGCGGTCTTCAAAGTCCCGGTTGATATCGACCCTGACCGGAACCTCAGTAGGGGCAGTGATAATCGCTTTCATTTTCGAATACCTCCTTAGGGGGAGCTTCCTGCCTTTTAGAGAAGCTCCCCCAAATTAGCTGATTTAGTCTCTAACCCCGATAAGTTTAGCCAGCTTAACTTCGGAGAAGAGAGCTAGTGATACATACCACTTGATTCGGGTTCGGGTGGCATCCTTGCTCTCCAGTTGACCGACAGGCTCAACGATAAGGTGACCGGGTGCGGTTAAGCCGCAGAGGGCACCTTCGCCGAACTGCATAACATAGATTGTGGAGCAGTCGGTTGAAGAACCAACGGTCTGGGCATCAGAGATCCAGTCACTGATGCCTATGGGGATACCATCCCACAACTGGACGAAGTTACCCCACTTATCACGGTCGGTCTCCATCATGCCCGAGCCGGCAGCCCGGATAAGGGCGTTAAGCTTACGCCTTGAGCGTCGGCTCATAAGTAGTAAATCGGGCTTACCGCCGCTGATTTTGTCAATAAGCCCATCCAGCTTAGACATGGTGAGGGTGCCACCATTGGTGGGGTCACCGGCGGAATCCTGGATTACGAGCTGGCTGCGGCGACAGGTCCAGGTTACAGTGCCATCGTCTACCGTAGCCCCCTCGACCAGTGGCCAGGTTGGTTCGGATGACCCCGAAGTCCCGGCTGTTGTGCACTCATAGCGAAAGCCGTTGAAAGTGGTAGCATGCACGAAGTCGCCCAAAGAGTAGGCGGTTGAGGCTGCCCAAGCCGAGTGCACGACGACCGTGCCATCAATGCCGAGAAAGTCCTTACTCCCAGCAGTACCCAAGCCGTTGATAAAGGTATCCTCAAACTCATATTTGACTGCCTTAGCCGTGAGCTCGACGACAGCAGCCTCAACGTCCTGGATATTAGAGCGAGTTGCCTTTATGAAGTTATCGAGGTCGGCATGCTCACCAAGGATATGAAGCTCAGTGGTAATCCTATCAAAGGTAGGCGGAACCGGCTCACCCCAGTCCTCGTTGACGTTATACCAGTTGGCTCCAGGAAGTGTCTTCTCTCGGTTATATATTAGACTATTGCCAACAATCTCGATGAAGGGCATGCTCTGGAGGATGGGCGAGTCCTTAATGATGCTCTCCACCACACCCTGCAGCAGAATGTCATTGGATAGCTTAGATGCTTCCTCTAGTGTTAAAGCCATTATTTTTTACCTCCTATTGCATATTGAATTTTCTCCCGTGGGGATAGAGCTGACAGGTCAGGGGGTGTCCTCTGTGGAGCTCCGGCAGGGACTTTACCAGAAGCGATTTCCTGTTCAATGCCTCCCCTCACCTTAGAGATAAGTGTCCTGGCATTCTCCAGGGACTCATTAACTTCGGTGATGGTATTGCCGGTGATAAGCTCTTCAATGACGCCGGGGTTAGCCTTGACCACCAGGGTTTTGTAGGCAGTAACCGTCTGGGATATGTCCTCGTTAAGAGCCTCAAGCTTCTGGTTGTCATCAACGACAGTCTGCTTAAGGGTAGCGATTTCACCATCCTTCTCACTGACCGCCATCTCCAGCTCGGTGATGTGGATATTCTTGGTCTCCAGCTCACTAACAAGGGTCGCCTTCTCCGCCTTCAAGCTGTCAAGCTCTTCCCCCGCTACCTTCAGCTCATCCTGTAGTGCCTGAATTTCCTCGTCAGTCATGAATTACCCCCTATGATTATTCCGCAACGCTCTCTGCCCCGATGGTATCCCTACGGGGCTCTGCCCGGAACCATACAGCTCTCTCACTCTCCGCTCCTGGCCGAGCGTGCGCCAAACTCTTTATTCATCTTGAGGATGGTCCCCCTCTCCTCCAGCCACTGATTAAACTCATATTCCGGGTCCTGGATACCGAGCTCGTCCATTGCCCGCCTCCGGGAGTGGATACCACTCTGGATCAGGGACACTTCGTTGTTTACTTGCCGTGCTATGTCTTGGGGCAATACTGGACCCCAGATAACCCGGAGTCTAAAGTCCTCTGGCTTGAGTCCCGGGTCACTGTATTTGGCAAGGAGTTTTAGAATCATCTCACTCCTGCGGTTATAGACAGCCGCCCTGATGAGTCTCTTGCGTTTTACCTTCTGGAGTAAGGGTTGAAGCTCAATCTCCAGGGCTACTCCTGAGAGGTCTCTCTCGGTGCCGCCAAAGGCAGCCCTGGGGGATTCGGCAACATCATGCATGCTTCTATAGACTAAATTGATATAGTTCTCGTGCATCCTGACGCCGCCGCCCTGAAGCAAATCCAGGAGGTAGGCTTTGGCATCCTCGGGTATATTCCACACTGCTCCTGGTCTGACAGCAATGTCTCTTGATTCCTCAACATTCTCCAAGACAGCGATAGGGTTACCTGATAGCTCCAGTATTCTAGATAGCTGGCTCATCGCCCGATTTAGCTCTCGCTGGGGCTCCATAATCTGGGGTAAATCAGACATTCCCCAGAACTTCTTGGGCTCTCTTAGGTTGGGGTAGATAAGGAATGGTATGAAACCATAGGGATTAGGCTTCTTGTCCACAATGGCATTATCCAGCCACAGTTCGAAGTCAGCGTTTGTCCACAGCTCGACCACGGTGGCAGTTTTAGCCTTAGGGGTTACACCGTGGAGCATCTCTGCCTCCTCGGCAGTGAGGCTATATTTAGAGGCTACCCTCCATACCCGGGAGGTATCATCTCCCACCCACCAGGCATATATTCCCTGGATATCAGGGGCAGTAACCCTGACCATCTTTGTTTCTTGGTCCCAAATGACCTTATAGCAAGCATCCCCAAGGATGGCACAATCAATCTCGGTCTCAAAGTCAAGCTGCTCCAAATTGTTATCCTCATACACCCGATATAGGGCTACCTCTGCCCTCTGAGCTCTGGCTCTAGCCTCATCAGAGTCCTCTAGGGCATCGACGGCAAAGTTAATGCCTGACATCAAGTAGCTGGTAACCTTATCGACTAGCACCTTAGCGTAATTAAAGGTTAATCGCTTCTCGCCTCTGATAGCTCTCCCCTCCCAGTGAACACCATGGTAGAAGTCAAGAAGCTCCCTATAGGTCTTGACCCTGTCCATATCCTTACGGGCTAACTGGGTGGGGATAAGGCCGTCATTCATTTCTTAACCCCCTTTAATGCTCTCTGCACAGTGCGCTGGCTGACACCAAAAATCAGTGCCAGCTCTTTTATTCCTTTCCCTTCAGTACTAAACAACCTAGCCATCTCCCTGTCTCGTAACCCCTTCAACCAGTGCCGTCTACCCCCGGACTCCTCATAAATACATTTGGAGAACGGGCAGTTGAGGCAGGAGTCAGCTAGGTCACAGCCATTATCCCGATAATGGCAATACTCCGGTGGTAAATCCAGCCCCGTATCACTAGCCATCACAACTTGCCTGCCAAAAGTAACGGCACAATGCTAGAATAGCACATATGTTCTACTAAAGTCAACGGGGTTTTGTCGCATTAATTCTTTGATATTGGGGGTGATGTCTGGTTAAGCCGAAGCTGATTCCCAGCAGTTGACGAAAATTACTG